TGGGACAAGAAATTAAAAGTTTGTCTTCGGAGATGTCTACCGAATGACCAAATCTATTAAACTTAAACGAATCTACATCACCAAATAATTTTGTCTCTTTCCAACCCAACTCATTAACTGAACAGGTTTTTGGAAGGGCATCAATTTCTTGTTCGGTCAATGATTTTTCACGAGTGCCGTCGTTGTTTATTCGAACAATAAAATTACTTCCAGTGTTGTTGTAGCTTAAAAATCTACCACCAACGAGTATTTGTTCGTTGTTTTGTATAGTAACAATCTGACCTCTGAAATTATTTTCAAAAAGTGTCTGTCCATCAGAGCCTGTCACACTAAGACCTGTGCCGGGATTAAAGCTTGTGTCGAGAGTACCGTTGCGGTTGAGTCGGAGGATTCCGTTACGATTCACGTTGTTGTATTTAGAGAAGGTTCCAACGATAAATATTTTGCCGTCTGGCTGTACAGCCATGGACGCAATCGTAACGCCGCTTATGGGTGGAGTATGTTCGAACCAATTATTATTAATACCTCCACTAAATTCGGCGTCAAATTCACCAGTTTCCTTAAACTTAACAATATAAACCGCTTGCCTCCAGCCGAGAGTATATACAGGCGCTCTAAGAGGATCATTGGTATTTCCCGCGTATGCGAAAAAGCCGCCTACAAGAATTTTTTTATCTGACAACTGAATAATTTTGGTGGGACTTGAATTAACTCCAACTTTAAAATTTGAATCTAAAGTGCCGTCCTCATTCAAACGAGCTATATAATGATGATGTGTAAGTCCAACAGAATTACGTCCAATAGAGAAAGAACCGCCAATCAACACCTTATTATCTGATTGTAACTCCATGCAGTTAATTAGTGGATAATCGGGTGGTCTTGCAACCAAAGAACCAGAAACAGACGAAGAATTAGCGACGTCTACAAACACTGCCGGAGTTGTCCACGCCGGCGTATTTGCAGGTACCGAATACGTTATTACGGTATTTGTCGAACCTGAATGTATACCAGATAATGGATCATTATTACTTGCACCCGGAACCGCTGAGCTTGAATCTGAAGCAGATAATCTTAAAGCAAATGAATGATTTGATGGAACGCCGACACTACCACTAACATTAATGTAATACGTTTTGCCTGGAACAACATACAAAGCTGCGGGTGGCTGATTTACAACGGTATTTTCGGATTCATGATAAAATCTATATCCCGCCTTAAAGATAGCGTGCGGGGTGGTGACTTCACCGTGATAACTAGCTGTTAAACGAGCGGGAGAATCATTAAGATCTAATGTCACATCCGCAAAATCTAAATCGGGACTGCCGTCGTTATTGAGTCGCGCTATGCGTTTTCGTACAGATCCACTAACGTGACTAAACCAGCCAGCGATCATATATTTTCCATCTGAACGCCTAATCACACTTCCCACATAATTATAGAAGCGGTTCGCGGAAATCGCCTGACCGTCGGACAAAACCGTAATCGGATTTGAAGCAGAAATACTCGCGGTGAACGAGTTGTCGATTGTGCCATTATTATTAAGTCGAAGAATTGAATGAATCGTTTGACCTATTATCCAATTGGCGCCCCATACAAGTATTTTACCATCTGGTTCCAGCAAATGCTGGACTGTATCCAGAGGGTGACTCGATGTTGGCGGATTGAAACTAGAATCAAATTTACCAATAGAATTCATCCGAAAAATATGTTTTTTAAAAATAGATGTTCCGTTAAAAGAATTAATTGTTCCGCTAGTGATCACGCTGTTGTCGGGTTGCTCTGAAATAGAATAAATTTGGGTATGTCTGTCAAGTTGACTTTCACCATAGCTCGGTCCCGTGCCTATATTAAATCCAACAGATACTCCACAGTTTCCACTTGGCAATATACAATTTTTTGAATTGTAAACATATACACAACCATCTCGATAACAATTTGAACCACTAAATTCTTTATAAATTCTGTCGTATGGCGCACCAACCGCGACCGCCACATCTGTAGAAGAAGAACAGTAAATAGACACTGAATTGCCATATCCGTCGGGAAGAGCAATTACAGGATCGTGTTGTGGTACGGGTAAAATTTTTAGATTTTCAACGGTTTTATTAGATGTAAATTCTTGAATTAACTCCCATTTACCTGTGGCGAATACATATTCATATAAATAAGCTTTTGAATTATTATCGATAATACTTCCATTTCCCACTATCAACTTATTAAAGTTTTTGTCTAATTTCAAACAAGAACCAAACAAGTTTTGTCCGCTAGAAGTAATGTAACTATGATAGTCATATCCGTTTGATCCACTTTTAAATATAAAAACCGACCCACTATTATTTGTATAAGGACTTCCCACCACAAGAAAATCTTTATTGATAGATACTGACCATCCAAATGAATTTGATCCTGTATCTATAGATGTAAAATTTAAAAACGACGAATTGATAGGAGCAAATATAGTTTGAGTCTTTGATTTTTCTTTTGAAAGATCGTGAATTTCTATGCAACCTTCTTCGTTTCTAATTACTTCATCCATGTTTAAAAACGTATAAGTCATTCTAGTACAACCTATCGCACATAAATTTTCATATATATCTAAACTTCTACCAAAGTCAGATGATAATGTAAACATGTCTTCTGAGTTTGCTAATAAAAATTCATAGTTGTTAAATATGGCAACAGATCCAGAATTAGAACCTGAAGTGTTCGTTTCTGTCGATAACGAATGACTTCCTGATAATGACGCAATAGAGCTTGTGGTATAATTTTCTGTATATAACGCATAATAATCTTCTTTCAAAGAAGATAATTTTATTGTTCTATCATATATAAAAGTTGAACTAGTATTAGAATTATATTTATACACATCCACCGAACCCTCTTCTAAAATTGGATTTGCAGATGAACTGTTAAAAGACTCAAACGATGGATTTCCTATTAAAGCATATACGTCGCTTATAGCTACCGAATAACCAAAATCTTTTTTATCTATGTAAATATTTTTATGCATATACATTATCACTTGTATTATTCTTTATATATTTAATAAAAAATTGTTCATCATTTATTATGGAATTCATATTAGATGACGTTGTATATAAAAATAGTTCATTAAAATAAAATTTATCAAATTTAGAATTGGATAAATCAAGTTCATCTATAATTTCATATACGTTAATTTTTTCAAAATCTATTGCCCAATTGTTATGAACCAAGTTGTCTGTCACCGAATCAATATATACAGTTAATTTATTCTGAGATTTATTATAATTTAAAAACTTTCCTGTCATAGTTACATTATAATTTCTAGAACCTGTTTGTCCCATTGAAATGTCACTTGTTAGTTGTGTAATATAAACGGGAACGTTTCTATAACCACCATAATGTAAATCCGCTAAATTCAAAGATCCTGTATTTAAATAAAATTCCTTGACACCCACTGACATAGTAATGTTATTTATATTTGGTATCTCATTTTCAAAATTAGATTGTGCTTTATTTGAAGCAATATATGAATATTTTTCTTTATTATTATATTTTTGAGTTAAAATTTCTAATCCTGAAAATAGTCTAGTTCCATGCGGTTCGTGCACGGTTGGAATTTTAACGTCATAGTTGGTTAAATTATATTGTTTTGTAGTATTTAAATTTATAGTAAAATTGGCGCCGGTAAAAAAATCAAAAGTTCCTTTCATCACCTTAGGCGAAGTATAATCATTATTATAAATAAGTTTTTGATATCTTATATTTGGATCTAAAAAGGTAAAATTTCTACCTAAACCAATACTTTTAAACATGTATTTTGTTACAAAAGGATGTTCACCCCAAGAAAATCCAAATTTAAATGCATGTCCAAATTCAGATTGCAACAAACTAACATCTGTATATTTTTTTATAAAAACCGCACTTCTGTCGGCTTTAGCGTCAATCGAAACTCCATCAATTAAACCCTTTGTCGCGACCGACGTTGGCGGAGGAGGATCAGACCACGACGAATTAATATTTTGTCCAAACGGTATAAAAGATTGTGAATAATCATTTTTTCCCCACGCCACACACTCACCATTATTTTTTAAAATAATAGTATGATCGTCTCCACATTGAACATCCGATATGTTGATATTTTCTAAATTTGGAATTTTTGATTGACTGTATGCATCGTTCGCCCCCCAAGAATACAAATTACCATCATTATCTAAAATCATTCCATGCGATTTTCCAAATGATATTTTTTTAACATTAGATTTTTGTGGAATTTTTGATGCGGTAAAAAATGAACTTGTTAAACTGTTGTGTCCAAATCCATAAATTGATCCGTTTTTATGAATAATCACACTTCCACTTGGACCTGCTTTTATATAAGAGTAATTATTATCGACCAAAGTTGGTATAGAACCAGTATACAACGAATTTCCCCAAACATAAACTTTACCGTTTTCATCTAAAGCAATCATATGATGATCTCCCGCCGATATATCAATAAGCAGGCCACCAAAAATTGGAACAGATTTAGACACCTCACTTTCCCCCCAAATAACTAACTGACCGTTTGTTTTTAAAATTGCGGCAAAATTATCTCCACACTCTATTTTTCTAAAATTACCCAAAAGTTCATCGTGAGGTATTTTAGTTAACGAAACCGACTGTGTAGTTTGAAGCCTTCCGTTGTTATTAAGCCGAGCAATATTATTGACACTCTGACCATCATATGTGGAAAACTGTCCGCCTATCATTATTCTACCAGATGACAGTGGTTTGATGGAATCAACACGTTTAAGCAGCCCCTCGGCGAGCGGCAACCCGCTCTTAAAGGAAGTGTCGAGCTCACCATCAGAGTTTAGACGAAGGATACTATGTTGTTCTGGTGTGTTATCATATCTATTGAAAATGCCGCCGAGAAGTATTTTACCGTCCGACTGTAAAGCAACAGAAAATGATCTTGAAGGATAAGCTTCAGTGCCAGTCTGTGTCGGTGGAATGTTAAAGGTTTCATCACGGCTAACCGTTGTGTTCGTCGTCGGCGCTTTAAGTCGTTGAATTCCGTGTGGATTAGAACCGAAACTGCCGGCAATAATTATTTTTTCATCTGGTAATAATACCATATCATTAATTCCACCCGCGTGGTTGTAATATCCGAAGTCGTTGTCAAACTCACCGTCTTTTTTGAGTCGTATAAGATACCGATCGTGGTTAACAGGCCCGCCCGATGATGTAAGAGCAATAAACTCTCCACCGATCAAAATTTTGTCTGTATTATTTCCCGTGGGATTTCCCGTGGGATAGACAATTACCTTGTTCAGAAAATTCAAGGCTGGAGTAGGTGGATTGGGTTGATTTGTCCAGTAGCCAGAAGATGTAAACGTGGTGTCGATTTCGCCATTTTTCTTCAATCTAACTATTGAAGGAACGGTGTAACCATTGTAACTGGTGAAAGTCCCAACCGCAATGATTTTTTCATCAGACTGTAATGCGATATCAGTCACTACGTTATTAAATCCAACACCTACACCGTTGAATGTCTCATCAAGCGTACCATTGGAGTTAATTCGAGCAATTCCTTGCTTTCCGGAATAATAGAAATTGCCGCCGATAAGAATTTTGCCTGAATTATTACTGCTCGTCGGATAAATCAAAATAGATGTAACATAGTTATATACCTTACCTCCGAAGTAAGGATTAAGATTGTTGTTGAAGGGTCCATCCAAAGTACCGTCAATGTTTATTCGAGTGAGAATAGAGCTTGGTGTATTGTTGTAACTGGCGAATCTTCCGCCGATAAGCACTTTGTCATCGGTTTGTATAGCCATAGCCATAACCGAAGCACTATCAGAGTTTTCGTTGTGTTGTATTCCACCGCCAACGTCAAAACCAGCATCTCCAATATACATTAGATAAGACTCTACTTCTTTTGGTTTTATTTTATTTGTAGTATCATATCCATAAATGTAAAAATCGTTTGCGAAGTTTCTATCGACAAAAAGAATATTATTTTTGTAATATTGCCAATTTAATTCCGTCACAGAATCTTCGTTTAAAAAGAATTCGACCCCATCAAAATTCACACAAGAACAAGAATTAAAATGGTTTATATCTTTATTTTGATCCGATGTAATTACGCCGAATACTTTTTCTTTTACATGTAAATTGCCTTTGCCATCATCCACTACTGTGTAAGTTTGGTCGCTAGAATTTTCTATTATTTCCACACTGTTTTCCATTATTTTATCACCAAAATAAGCTTGTGGGATAGTCACTACTTTAATTTTGTCATATATAACTCTTTTTTTTCCGTCCAAAATCACGTCTAAATTTTCTAATCCCAATAACTTAGTTGGATCTTTAGAATCGTTATAAAATAAATTTTTAGTCTGATCGTATATTATTCTTTTATATGTATCACTCAAATTTTGAACCTCGTTGTCTGGATCGAATTTTATAAATTGTTCAGTCTTTATTCCATCTTCTATAGTTAAAAAATTATCTTCCGTTTGTTCTAAACAAAGATTACATATAGAATTTGTAAACGGCACATCCATAGCCAAATCAAATCTATACGAAGGTCCGTTGTATGGAGATTTGCTGTTACTTATATCTGCATATGATTCGAGTAACCAATAATCCGAAGATCCCTGCACATGCAAATCCACTTGACCACTACTTGTATCTTCCATTATTATTGAATATGTTGGTTCGGCGACCAAAGAAGAAGTGCAACCAAATTGCCAACCATCACCATAATCAAGATATTCTATAGCAAACGGCTTTGTTGAAAGCAAACCAACTGACTGAACCGTATTTTCAGCAACAAACTTATTTGTAAAAGATTTAGATTCTGATATAAATTTATGAGTTTTAGACTCTGAAACAAAATTGGCGTCAGTAAATAGATACTCGAAATCCACATCCCCCAATAAATTTATATTAGATTTGCTTGTGGCTCTCCATCTTTTTGATACAACAAATGGAACTGAATTTATGTCATCTTTATTTAGACTTTTAATCATTCTACCATAAATATCAATCGAATTGTAATTTTAGAAATCTAATCTCACTCTAATCAACAATTCCGTGGTAAAGTCTTTTTTCGTTGGTCTACTTAATTTAGCTACTGCAACCAATTCATTCAGGTCGTTATACAAACCCACCGTAGTCACAAAAGTCTTGGGCTCAGTTTGGAGACCATTAATTATATCTCCCTTTGTAGTATTTGCATCTGTCGTTTGATGAATAAAAGATGGATTATTTGAGAAATTATAGTCTTGATTTTTAACTCTAATAAAATAGTGTGTTGATGGGACCACCTCAGTTTTTCTTACACGCATTACAGAATTAGTCGCGCCTTTTAATTTTTTGAATAGTTCTTGATGATTTATTATCGATGAACCCATCGTGTTATCAAAAACATGACCGGCGTATTGTGCTAATTTGTTTGCGTTTAAAACAATGATTCCGTTTTTAGGATAAAACAATCCCAAACCATGATATTCGCGGGAAGAAATTGTTACATTCTGTCCTGTAGCTGCGTTATAACTTCCAGTAATAACTTGATATACCAACCGTTGTTCCTTTTGTTCCGTTGAAGATAGAATAGGATATTCATCAATTAAAGATAAACTACTAGAACCAAAAGAACCTGAAATAGTAAACGACCACTGACCTCTATCAATTTGATCCTTCATCAAATCCGAACTAAATGCAATTATAAATACTTCCGAACTCGTGATAAAAGTAGAAGAACCTATACTACCTGTTTTAAAACTAAATTTTCCATCTAAATCTGAAATTCCTAATAATATGTTTTTATATTGATTGTAAATTGCGGCCGAACTAGAAAATACCGAGTTTTCAGTACTTGTTCCTCCACCACTTGTAGAACCATATGCAATCGAAAATAATAGTTGTGGATTACTTATATTATTATTATAAACATTAGTATAATACAATCCATTTAACACATCATAAATACCATTTGAACCTGTTAATTTTGTCTGAGCACTTGAAGTTAGAAAAAAAGACTGTGAAATACTAATGTCACCTCCAGGAAAATAACCGCTAGAAACTCCTGTGGTTTTTCCTGAAATTATGTCAGTCGATTCAAATGGTTGATAAATTTTAAAATTTGCCATAAAGTTATTCGACGGTTATAGTTACGGGAATACTTACACCACCGCCACTTTCGTTTCCTATGATAGTTAGTGTGGTAGTGGTGGTCCGTGATAATTTTGCAGAAGGTGTAAATGCAAATTCTAATCCTACCAAAGCTTGTGAATTTTCCGAAGATTGATCACCAGCGAACGCCGTTACTGTACCTACGTTGGTGGTTATGGGAGCTTCAATCGTAACAATCAACGTTCCAACTTTAGAATTTCCCAATATCGCAGTATATCCTCCATTAGCATTATAATTTGATGGTGTGGTCGATGGCGATATTACGATACGACCGTTATATGTAGATACCACACTAATTGAAGATTGTGCGATTGTAACAGTAGGAATAAATGTAGTTCCTTGATCTAAGGTAACTAACTTATATTTCATCGTCTGTGTGTCATCGACCGTAGGTTCAAAAATAGGAGTGTTTATTAGAGCAATCTCCTTTAGGTCCTCGGATGCCGCGTTTTCGTTATAAAGTCCATAATTTATTTCGTCGTCGGCTAATGCAAACGATGTTATTTGTAAGCTTCCATTTTTGGCTAGAAGCTCTCTACCTTTTTTTGTTAAAACTGCATCAACTACGATGGATTTGTTGTCTAAGTATGCCATATTTTAATTAATAAATAGTTCAAAATTTTATTTTTTATTATTTTTTATTTACAATCCTCTCCCACCAAATAACACATTTGGTTGAAAATCTTCTGGAATTCTATATTTAGTATATTGTTTTATAGTCGTGGTTGAATTTTCAAGTATTAATTGAGATCTGTTTGAGATTATTTCTCCACTCGATATATACAATTCAGCCGTATTAAATCTATTTTTGGTTTCTATGTCTATTACAGCTCCACGGTATGGCGAAGCAAATCTCGGTAGTTTTCTTAGATTTCCAAACCAAGGTAGAAGTTGTAATCTAGATATTGAAGAGGTGAGTGGAGTTCCTATCACCGCTTGGCTAGTATCAATTCTAATTATTGGTTCTCGGTTATCGTTTCCAGATTCATTAATTGTTGTAAATCTATTTTGTCTACCTTTACCGAAATAACTCGGAGGTAAATCTACGTCATCAAGACTGCCTGTAACATAATACAGTTCTTTTCTAAGCGATAAATTTTTTCTACTTATATGTGGAAAATTTCGCAGATCAGAAAGTATATTATGTGCAGAAGATGTTGTAAACGAACTGCCGCTATTAATTAATTCTACAGAAATAAAATCTTTAGTAACATTTGAAGACGTAATATTATCCGAAGAATAAGTCACAGTTTTTTTATTAATTTTACTATATGCAAAATATTTTTTTCCATCTACGTCAACCAATCCATTATGGTCGACAAATATATTATTCATATACAAATCAGGAACATCGGTTATAGATTTGTATCCTTCAAACGAATAATCACCAAACACAAAACTGTTTTTATATAATTTTAAGTCAACAATAGAATTTGTGAGATAACTAATAGTAGAACTATCTACGTCACCTAAGATATTAGATAATTGAATACTGGCAGTTAAAACGTGTAAATTGGTTATATTGACAGGTTTTTCTTCAATCCTATTTCTTTCTAAAATTGTAGGTTCTATTAACAGCCCGGTATAAACTTTATTTCTAGCGGGTAATAAGTTTTTAAGAGTATCAAAAATACTTCCGTCAACATAGGTTTTATAAATTGTAAATAATTCGTTAAATAAAATTTTATTTATGTAATTTTCTCCATAATAATATTCTCTTAATTTCTCAAGCCCTAAATATTTTCTTCCAAAACGTTCTCTTGGATCTGAAATTGAAGAAACAATTTCATAATTTCCAAAAAAATCTAATATAGATTTATTTCGCTCATGAATGGGAGATAAAAACACCCCAATTTTATTAGTATCTACATAGTATTCATTCTTATTTTTATAAGTTTGAGATTTCAATGGAGAAAGAGTGCCATCGTATGTATATCTCACACTTTTATTTACTTTATCATTTTCGAATCTACTAGGACCTATTTCTGCTGTAAAATATTCGTTCCTAATATTAAATTCACGAGTCTGATGCGGAAATATAGAATATGATTCGCTTACACAACTTGACGTATTAAAACGATTGTAATAATTATTTCCCACTACATTATGAACGGCTGCATATATGTTATTATAACGTGGATTTACATTATTTACCTTATATCCGTCTTCTAAAAAAGAACCAGAAATAATATCTATCGGAACGCCTAAATTAAATCTAAACAAAATATCGTCGTAACTCGAAGACGGTTGGCCCTGATAATAAGAATTAAAATTTTTACATTTTATATAAAAGTTCTCGTCTGAAATCGGGGTTTTTTGTATGGTAATTTTATCCAAACAACCATAAAAATTACTGAGTGAATATTGTTGCAACTCCGTAAATCTAAATAAATCATTATAATCAAATTCTGTAGTTAAATCGGTTATATCACCAACGTTACCAAAACTCTCAGAAATTACCCCCTGTAAAATGGCCTCTCTACTAACGATCGGTATGTTACCAAGTTCTGAAATTAAATCTATTTTTTCGTTTGGATTTCCAAAAGCCGTAATTCCACCTAAACCATTAAATTTTTCATTATATGATCCTGATAAATAAAAACTAAATTTTTTGTCAATTGGATCGACGCAAAATTCATTTTGATGTATGACTATATCATACTGAATAGGTAATATATTTTCATCTATAGGATGCTCAAATTTTTTTGAAGCCTCGTTTTTTCTTAATAAAATGTTCATTACTTCTCCGTTAAACATATAAAATGGAGAGGTTATATACACAACAGGCAAGAAATTTTTGTTTTTTATTACGAAGTATAAACTGCCTAACTTCTCGGTAAATTTTATGAACCCTAAAGAGTAAACCGGCTCGCCGAGATCGTTGAAAGTTCCGTGAATAGGAACAATCAGTCTGTTTAAATTTTTATATTTTTCTTTATCAATAAAAAGTTTAAAATCTATAGATTTATAGGGAGTTAAATTTTTAATTTCAACATACTCGTCGTCTCCACCAACAAACTCCAACAAATACTCTTTTTCATCTACCAAATATGAAGAACTTATTTCATTTTTTGTATAACCGCCGCCAAATTCTTTTACCAAAATCATATTATTTGGTATTCCATAAATTGAAAATATCTGTCTAAGACATTCTTCAGTTCCTTTAGTTTTGTAAATCGATGGTAAATTATTTAATACTCGTTTCCATATAATTTTAGTTTTTTTATCTAAAGATATAGAATTTTTTAAATCGACTTTTTTAAATTTGTCCAAATAACATTCTTCAATTGATGCATTTTCTAATATCCCACTTACACTCGGAGGCGTATCAAACCCAAAGCTAGAAAGAATATGATTTATAAAATCGGATGAAATTCCCGTCGAATAATCTTCACCAACTTTTTTATAAATCCCTATGGATGATATGTATAAATAAATGTTATCAAAAGTATGTCCTATCATACTTAAAAACTTTAAGTATTCGTCATTATTTTCATTTAGGTAGACATATTCAGGAGTATTATTTATGAGTGAGTCTCTATTATTTTTATCATAATACGTTGAATCGTTTAATAATTGATCCACGAAATCGGAAGAAGATTTATTTGTTTTAGATTCCGTAAACTTTTTTAAAGTCGAATTATATATAAATTTATTTGTATTATAAAGATATGATTCGTATCCATCAAATCCAGAATATATTTCATCGATCTCTTTATTATTGTCTTCAATTTTTTTATGAACGTTAAATTTATCATTTACGGATGATCCACTGGAATCTAACGATTTCAATTTTTGATTTTCTTCATCCAACAAAGTTTCTTTTATTATTTTATTTTGAAATATTTTAATACGTAAATTTGCTGAAGAAAACACCACAAAATTGCTAAAATTTGTATAATCAACATTTACATTTTTAATTTTTTTAACCGTGTTAATTTTATTGTTATCAATTCTGTTTAATTTTAACTCGTTATTATTAAAATATTGAGAACCGATAGTTCTAGTTGACGGCTCATTTATGTCTATATTAAAATTTGGCCGAGTCAGTTTTATAGTTGATTTAATCGAATCAGTTTCAAAATTAATTATTTGAAAGAAGGGGGTATATGAATTATTTGAAATTTCACAAAAATCTCCTGCGTTATAGTTATCTGGAATCGGATCTTTTAATTTTACTAAAAACTCATCATTTTGAATTTTCGAATTCAAAATAAAAAATAATTCATTTTCTTTAAATTTTATTGTATTTTTTAGTGGCGATTTAAATTTTGATAAATATTGTAATTCGATTGAATTTATTACATATGTTAAGAATTCTGACATTATAGTTGACACATATCTAAAAGAATCAACATACTGTTGTTTGGATTGTTTTGATATGTTAACATTTTGATTAAAAAATAATAATCTTTTATTACAGGTAAAATTATTAATGTTAGAAAAAATTGTTCGCGTATAATCAAATGTATTGATAAATTCGTAATTAAATTTGAGATAATTTATTATATAGTCTTTAATACCTAATAATTTTTTTTGTTTTCTTAATGTAGCATCATAATAACTTTCTCCATAATAGATCGAACGTAGTATTCCCATTACACCATCATCGTCGACTAAGGAAAATAAAAATTTCAAAGAATTTATCTCAGTTTCATAGTTGTCTTTTGTTCTTGAAAAAATCTCCGATAAACTAAATGAATTCAAATAATATTCAAACTCGCTGCACAATTTTTTATTTATAAAACTTTTTTGTTCTAACGCTAAAAATTCGGTATTTAATTTAAAAATTTTACTATCAACTTCTCCTTCAAACTGTATAATGGCGTTATTATCTTTAAAATTTCTATTGTATACAAATAAAGTGTTGGGAATATCTTCTGTAGCGTCTAAAATAATTTGTTTTGTGGATTGTTTATATAATATATTTTTAACATAATCTGAACCACCACTAAAAAATTTTCCATCTTTAGTTTTACTAAATCTAACTATATTTATATCTTGATTAGTAAAATTTAAGTTATAAACGGTTCCTTTTTTTATTTTTATCTCTTGATTACCATTAAGCAATATTTGATTACCATTAAACGTAACAGATATATCATTTATCACACTTTCATCTGCGAAGTTTTTTATGAATTTTATTTCTTTTCTAGAATTACTTATTTCTTTGATGATTAATGGATTTTTTTGAGAAAAAAACGGAGACGTCGGCGTAATCGATAGATAAAAATTATTATTTGTAACAGACTGTGAATCTATAATATCTTCTATCGAAATCAATATATTTTTGTTTAAATCTTGAATTAAATTTGATTTGATGGGAAAATAATAATCCTTAAATATATTTCCATCGACGTCTTCATAATCATAATATACCTTTAAGTTAGATGACGATCCCGTTATTTCTCCTGAAGAAATCAACTGTTTTTGAGAATCAAAAATGCCCACCGAAATTAAATCCGTGTCTTGTTCTCCAAAGAAGTATTCTCTAGAAGAACTCAGAGATAACAATTCCGAATCTTTTAGAGATAAAAAACTTATCTGATTGATTTTATCGGATGACTGTGTAATAATACTCAACATATTAATAACTATTAAATATATTTAATATTTTTGGTATTATTCTGGAGTTTCTAAAGAAACATACGGAAAATCTTCGCTAAAATCCGTTGCACTTTTACCTTCGCCGTTTAAAATTCTTAATTCAATTATAACATCTTTTATAGCTAGTTTTTCTGCGTTTTTTGCATCTTTTTCCGCCGTCGATTGATTTGCAACTTCTAATTGGGTTTGTAAGTCCACAACCTGATTTTCCAAATCAGTAATTTTTTCATTTTGGACAGCTAAAGTAGTGTTCGATGAATCTGTTTGTTCACGTGTGACAAATTCTTCAAATTCTATAGGAAAAAATTTCAATATTTTTTTGTTATCATATTCTAAATTTTTTATGTCCACTTTCAGAAACTGTTGGTTTAATTTTGAGGAGTTAGATTTAAAAAATAAATTATCCACAGAATTAAAACTATGCGTATAATTCAATAATCCGTTTCTAAACGTTTGAATATCGTTTCCAAATTTATTTATATCGGCCATATCATCTCACAATTTTAAAAATGTCTCCGTTATCGAATATCTGAATCGATCCGTCAGAAAGTTCAGTTTTTATTAATATTCTGTAATATCTTTCTTGCGGAAGTCCCGTGGTATCTAAGTAAAAATAATTTCCATTTTCGTCGCAACTTAACTTAGTATAAGTATCAAAATCAATAATTGATTCTTCGCTTTCATTATCTTTTATAGAATAGAAGCTAGATGTCGGTAAATATTTTGGTGTTAAATATGAAGTTTGAAAAGAAGTAAATTGTTTTTTTGGATTTTGTTCACGTGCAAAAACGGTAAATTTCACTTTTGATCCGCCTTTATATTCTTTTTTTAATCCTTTTATTGAAACCGAAATTCCCAAGCTAGATGTGATAGGAGATAAACTACCTGTATCAAAAGTAAAATCCGACCATTGAACGTCTATATATGGAGAGTATATCGTATTACTTTCTCTGCTAAAAAACTTTAAATTGCTAGTTGCTTTGGGGTTTAGCTCGTCCGAAGTTAAAATTATAAGCCCCTCATTAGGTATACATCCACATATCCACGCTTGACATATTTTTGTTATATCCAATTGAATATCAGATTTTGAATATTCAAATGACTGTGTACAAATATAACTAGCTCCAGAAATATTTGCACAAAAACTTTGTGAATTATTATTAACTATGTCGGTGGGCGCAGAATAATACCATGTTCCACCACCTTTAGTAAATGGTGCGGTAGAAGCGGAGTTTAAATAATCTATTCCCGAAATATCCGACTCCATATCAATATTTGAATACCAACCACTTGAAGTGTCTGGATATTTTCTATATTTCCAATTGACTCCTGAATTTCCACCGCCTGCCGCAAAAGTGCCTATTCCCATATCCCAACTTTGACTTATAGGGAACGCATAGATTTTATAATCCAACGGAACCTCTGTAGATTCAATGGTTTTTAAATTTAAAATAAATCTAGGATTAGATATATATCCTGAAGAAATAGAAGCACTTATAGAACTCAAATCAAATTTTAAAATAGACCTTTTTAAAAAAGATTTAAAACTTGTCAAATATCTGTTTACAACCTCATAATAAGTTCCTGAAATATATCCTGTAAGAATTCCTGAAAAATTTACTAAACTTCCAGTGTATCCACACGCAGAACCTGTAAAAGAACCTGATAAAGTTCCCGAAACACACGCACTTCCTGTCACGCCTGTAAAACTATCTACTGTAAAAGTTAATGCCATATTTATAAGTATAAAATTTAATCTATATTTTATTGAAAATAATAGAAATCCTCAGGACCAGTAAGCATAATTACATTACCATTTTCATCGATAATAATATTTCCATTATCGTCAACCGAATTAACCGGCTCACAAATTCCGCCGGGTTGATTGATAGATACACAATTTATTATACCACTTACGGAACCAGACGCACAGTGAATACTTCCTGTAAAATTTCCAGTAAAATTGATTAAATTTTCTGAAATTAATTTATTTGAAAAAATTGATTGTAAATTAGACTTTTCATAATTAAAATCCAATTTGCTTACCGCTCCAATTTCCAAAAATTTATCCAATGAAAAGTTTTTATCAAACAAAACTTCATCGTTTAATATAAGCGTGTCTTTTTTACAAAAAATAAAATGGTGCATATATTTAACACGTATGAACATCCTCTATATACATCCCACTGCCAGATACACTTCCAGAAACAAATCCGGATCCTGTAATACAGCCGTTAATGTATCCATAAAAATTCAAAACAGAAAGTCCTATTCGTTCTCGTGTAGAAGATATTTGCGCTGAAGAGGTATATACAAATGTTCTAATAGATCTATGAACAGATTCAACTTCTAAAATCTCGTCTCGACCAAAATTTTTCAAGATATAATCCGCATCATTCCAAATAAAAGAGTCTGAAGAACAATGTATAAATTTATGCATTATAATGTCCTTCCCTTGATATCTATGTCCGGATTTTTAATCTCAAAAATAGCAGGATCAATAGGAGGATATATTATTTTATTTTTAGTGGCGGATTTCAAATCGTATTCACAAATTGAATAGCCGGAATCGATTATATTAACAATCTCTATATCTGCCACAGATTGAACTCCTTCTATTTTTGCAATTTCCAACTCCAACTGATTTATATTTATTGGTTGAGAAATTTGCCACAAATCAATATTAAAAAAATTCTTCACCGCATCGATACAGTTATTTAATACTTCTTTTTTATTATAATTAGAATATGTTAACAATGTAAAATTTACTCCTATATTAATAATAAACGCGTCGATAATATTAATTCTATCAGATAACATTCTATATCTGGATAGATAATTTCTAAGATTGTATGTCAGTGCTTCATTTGCTACTTCTAAGTTTTTATTTTCATTATATGTTAATACATATAAATTTATAGCATTCGGATTAACACCATCTAAATTAATTTTTCTAAAATCCTTATTTTTTTCGTCGACAATTATGTTATTATTCTTGTCTATTAATCCTGTAATAAAAGATGTATTATTAGTATATAAATCGTTTTCCGTTGTAACATATGCTTTAGCAATTTTTCCATACTCAGGCGACATACTAAAAACTCTAGCAATATAGTCTTCTTTAGTAACTATTCTATCCTGTGCAGCAAAATTAAAAATGGCATTATTTTTTATTTCTTCTATAGTTTCGGGTCCAGAACCTCCTATAGCAGAAATTGAATTTTCAACTTTTAAACTATTTTTTATAGTGCCTATTAATGCCGCTTCGGTCGGTAAATATTCTTGTAAATCTATAAATTCTATTTTACTTACTTTTGTAATATCGCCGACGTTTACATTAGATTCTATTCCACCCCCAACAACATATGTTATTTCTAATGTAGTGTTAAACGGCGACAATCCGTATGCATTAGACTTCAAAAAAGAAGTAGGGTCTAGTGTCAAATTATATTTACTTATATTTGAAAAACCAACTCCTATGTTGTCGGAATTTGGCACTAAAAGTTCTTCTTCTATACTATCTGTAGATGGACCAAATTGTAAAAAAGTTTTATTGTTTTCATCTACATTCACTGTAAATCTTCTATTGGTCCGTAAGAATCTTATAATATTAGGAACGGTAGATTTAAACTTTGAAAATTTTTCAAAATCGTATTGGTTATTTTCAACCGATAACGAAATTAAATCCTGAGCCATATAATCTACTTGATACCACGTATTATTATCCGCATCTTTCACATTTAAAATTTTAATAATATTATTCTCGGCGAATTCAATTCTTAAATTTGGTTCGTCAGATCCCACTATAACAGATTTAGTTATTTTTTTACCACTATAAGCTTGAACAGACTTTTTTAATAAATAAAATTCAGGCTCACCGACATCATTTCTAGAAAATACTTCATCGGTTCTAGGAAAAAGTTCACTTTTTAAAGAAAAATTCACCTCGTCGGTTGTTAAAAATGAAACTCCTGTCGAAGAAACAACCTCCATTCCCTCCGAAATACTTACCATGTATCTTTCGTCGGGCGAAAACTTTCCGTCCAAATTTCTTTTGGCTGGAGCGATCATGTATAAATCTAAAGTAGTAATTGATGGTTTAGATGGTTTTGTAGTATATCCTAAATATTTTGCTAAATTTATTACATTCTTTCGTTCTTCTGAAAATTCTATAAGCCCTTCTTTGAACTGATAATCAATATAAAAAGAAAGAACGTCTCCGACATATGATGCCATGTCTATAAACATCATTCCGGGAGAAGCTTCACTAAAATCTTTATACGATTTAGGATAGTATTGTTTTGCAAAATTTATTAAATTTTGTTTAATTTGATTAAAATCTCGGCCGAGATATTTTACTTCTCTTGCCTGAGGTTTAAAATTTTTATCTAATATAGTTGCCATAATTAAATTCTATTAGATTGTAATTCCAACACTAAATTATCCGATTCATTAGTTTTATTTATAATAAAATCTAAAGAAATGTATATTTTATATCCGTCAGTATTTTCCACATCAGATTTGTCGGAAATTGTAATTTTTGCTATGGTAATACCAGGCACCCAATATTTTATTTCTTCATTTATTATATTTTTTGTTATTTCGATTGTAGTTTCATCAATTTGTTCAAATGCTACATCATATAATTTAGTGCCGAATTGAGGAAACATTCGTCTTTCTCCTTTTTTAGTTTTTAAAAAATTTAAAAGATTTTGTTTTACTTGACTGTTAGTATCGAACGTTTGTTGAAAATAACCATTATTACCTCTTGTAAAAGGCACTTCTAATCCGATAGGAGAATATGAAGAAGTTATAGTCATTTATAATCTTTTTTCTTTGACTTTCTCATCTACCGCTTTTAACAAAGAAGAGTAATTTTTTGTAAAAACAGAAGACAACGTATCAGGCAAGTTTTCAGTATTATTTAAGACTGACGGCGTGGAATTTGTTATGGGAGATATTTCATTATCGTTAGGAATTTTGACAACCGTTTCATTCAAAATATCATTCAACACCGAATTATTCTTGATATACGTTTTTTTTTCTAAATTTGTCTTTGTTTCTTTTACACCTTTTGAAGCATCTAATATCTTTTTAAGACTCCCCTCGTTATTTTTAGGTAAAGATGGGTTTCTTGAAAAGAACTCATTTAGTATTTGTGGCAATACAACTTTTAATTCCTCATTTACAGTTTCTTTTATCATTTTCTTAAATGTCTCAGTATTCATATATTATAAATATAAACTTATTTAAATAAACTATTAAACAATTCTAGAGATGTTCGGAACCGAAGGCAAACTCGGAACCGAAGGCAAACTCGGAACCGAAGGCAAACTCGGAACCGAAGGCAAGTTCGGAAGCGAAGGCAAGTTCGGAAGCGAAGGCAAGCTAGAGTTTAATTTAAAATTGTTAATCATTTTAGGAATTTTAGATTTTAAATTTGAAGCTATCGTATTTTTCATTTTATTAAAGTTTGGCAAGTTGACTTTTGGTATCGGCGGTAAACTTGGTATCGGCGGTAAACCTGGTATCGATGGTAAACCTGGTATCGATGGTAAACCTGGTATCGATGGTAAACCTGGTATCGATGGTAAATTTGGTATCGATGGTAAATTTGGTATCGATGGTAAATTTGGTATTGAAGGTAGTTTGGGTATCGATAATTTCAAAACTGGTAACTTTGCCGATAATTTTGGCAACGTAAAAGATGGCAATCGTGGAATTGGAGATTTTATAGAAACACTAGGTAATGAATTTAAAAGTTTAGATACGTTGGGTATTTTTATTTTAGAAATATCAATTTTATCTGCTATAGATTTGAGATTGCCTGATATGTTAGGAACCTTAAATTCGGGTATCGATGGTAAACTTGGTATCGATGGTAAACTTGGCATCGATGGTAAATTTGGTATCGATGGTAAACTTGGCATCGATGGTAAATTTGGCATCGATGGTAAATTTGGTATCGATGGTAAACTTGGTATCGATGGTAAACTTGGCGTTGATGGTAAATTTGTATATGTAGGCATATTTTTTATTATGCTAAAGATTGATCTATTACGTCAGACAATAAAACGGTCAATTCGGCAGGAGATAATGTCTCTCCAAATTCCTCTAATATATCGTTCATAGAAGACTCTATTTGAGATTCTGCTGCACTCACAGTTTCGTCATCAAATACAGCATCCAATCTTCTGCTACGACCTGTCCAACCGCCAGGAATTCCTGAAACCCCGATCTCACTGTCAATATTTTCTATTGAAACAGGATTTACTCCATCGGTTATAGACTTTCCATTTGCTCCTGTCGCATATCCACCTCCTGTTAAAAATACTCTTCGGCTTAAACAGGTATGTAATCGATCACGCAACGCACGGAGTTCTTGTAATTGAACAGGAACTTGAGTGTCTGATGGAGACGCTTCACCAGAATGAGAATGCGAATGTTCATAGTGATGAACGTGTTCTTCTAACCAACAACATAAATCATATAACCAATCCACCGTTGTTTGACCTAATAACGCTGGTTCATTGGTATTATTATATTCGCCTAAATAAATCGCGGGCGAATTTATCACAGTTTTTTGATTTGTAGTCAATACAATTTGATCGTGCGCGTCCACGGTGTATTCACTATCCGTGGTTATCATATATCTTTTCTTTGAAAAATGCATGGTTTCGTTAAACCTAGAAGCAAAAATTAATCTATCACTATGAATCACAATTTGATCTTGATTAAAGACTGGAGTTTTAAATTTTGTAGCTTCCGACGGAATAAACTTTAACTGTTCTTCTTGTTTATCTGTTGAAAAATATTTTTTATAACAAGTGGTTCTAAACTTTGAAACAGTAAGTCCGCTAGTTATATGAATTGATGAACCATCGTTATTAATATCTTCAATCATGTATCCGCCCACATTTTTTTCATTTAATGAAGAAGAAATATCCGATATGGTATTTAAAAGTGGATGCAACGTCTGTTTTTTATCTTGCGTTAATGGACGTTGACGATTTCGGATTAATATCATCGGATTTCCGCCACCATGTGTATCTTTACCACTTTTGTAATCAGTATAGTTTCCCTTGTCATTGCTTCTGTTATCATCATAAGATCCCATCCTGATGCTTTGTCCAAATCTACTTTCAAATACACTGTCACCCTCGAATCTTCTTAAATTTCTTATTCTTGAATTAAACCAAAAATAATTACCTAAAATTCCCCTAAAATTTGTTGCTTTAATATCTTCTTTAGAATCCAGTATAGACTCGGGTCCTGTTAATTTTCCTCCCGAATAAGATACATTTTCTACTTTTTTTCCATAACTCGATTCAGTTCTAAAATCGGCCGATGAATTTGCCCAATTCTTTAAATTTATTTTATTAGTATAATATTTTTTACCTAAAATTTCTACCACCTGAACCACTTCATTTAAAAGCGGATATGTGGTAAAGTTATTGTCCATAGGCGAAAACCATGATAAATTTTCTTTTTCTATCTTTTGTTGAGAATAACACAATCTAATTAAGGCAGAACCGATTGAAAGATAATCTGAGTCATCCTTAGATGATTGTTCACCTTTATAATTTATAGGATGGTTAGATGGAACAGAAATTTTTCCCATTTTTTTAGTTTTGAATAGAGGATGTGAATCGTCTAAAATTATATCTAAAACTACTCCTGGTTCAGATTCAACGAGACCTGGAAAACCTAATGTCTCCGAAGTGTAGTTAGGCTCAGCACCAGGCATATTATAAGACAGAGAATCTGTAGCTAACATAATGATATATCCTTAATTTTTATAGAACTATTATGTCCGGCTTGAATATTTTCCACTTCTCGCATTAATTCTTCTCTTTCTGCATCAGTTATCATGGCTACTGATCCATCGCCACTTTCATTTTGCCTTGATAATATTCTTTGAATAACTGCCGCCAGTTTAACTAACTGTTCGTCATTTTTTACACCCACATCCATATAGTCCTTAATTAAAGGAACTATAATCATAGCATCATTAACCGTCTTAATTAAAGCCCGCAGTTCGCTAATTAATACGTCTAACTGGTCCTTTTTTTCGTTTTGATTAACCACAATCTCTTTACATAAAGAAGAAAATGACTTTCCTTTATATATTTCAATATCTTGTAAATCCATGATGTTTATAAATATATCACATTATCAAGTTTTTTTTCGATTTTTCCATAAGTTTTTACGGTGGGTTATAGTTTTAGCCTTTCCTTTTAATTTTTTACTTATTTTGGATCTTCGGTTTTTTTCAATATCTTCCAGTGGAATTCCTAACGTCCAGCCTTTTATAGAAAAACGTTTTCCTTTCAAAAATAAATGTAACCCGCCACTATCTATGTTATATTTTTTTCTAAAATCGTAAGGAGTTAAAGTCTCTAATATATCAAGATTTTTATTATAAAATGTATACTTTTTATGTATATATCTATAGTTATTCTTTCCCAAGTGAGCAATTTTATTTTTTAAAGTTTGATCCGCCGTTTTGGGTTTGCCATACATATAAGAGTTTGGTCCTTTATTCGCCAAACTTTGTTTTTTTCTAGTCTGTTCGCTTCTGAAAGATTTTCCTGACCAACTTTTGAAATAATTACATAAATTCTCTATTCCATAATATTCTATAAATGCAGATTCTAAGGCTAAAGCTTCTAACTCATTAACATTTTCGGTTAATTTTTCGTACAATATAGGAATGTTTTCGTCAATTAATTTTTTTATTTTATAATATAATTTATAATTTGTTTTATTGGGAATTTTTCCTAATCTAACATCCTTTTCATGTTTATACATTCGGTTCTTACAACCTTTACCAACATAAAAAGTCTTGCCGTCAGAAGAATCGACAAGTTGATAAGCGTAATACTTATTATCAAATTTTTCCATGTTCCATATATAACCTCGTTATTTTATCTTGATACTCTTTCATTTTATTAATTACTTTGGTTATCTGCTGCGTTTTGCAAGAAGAAATTTCTCTAATATAAAGATATAATGCTTTTTTATTGAAATAATCTATTCGATCACTATTTCTAAATAACTCCACAACGGCTTCCGCAATTTTCAAATCTCTTTTTTTAGAAAAAATATCATTTAAATTTTTTTCCCAATATTCTACCATCATCTTTATAAACTGTTGTGTCTCTACATTTTTATAGTGAGAATCTTCAGATTGTAATCTTACCGTGTTTTCTTCATTTTCTTCGCTAATATCTACATGTTGATTATATCGCTTGTAATTGGTATTATTATGAAAAATTAAATAGTTTTTTGCTATTATACTAAAATATGCAAAAGCTTTTCCTTTTCCAGATTCATACTTATGCAGATTTGATACAAGATGAGATAAAGTTTCTTTTTGTACTTCTAACGGACCTACATCAAAATACGTAAATTTAAAAGTATTAAATATATTCTCTACCAATTTTTCCAAAGCAAATTTTATCTTAGTCTCAAAAATTTGATTTTTTATAAGATCGTCAACCTCGTTGTTGTAAGAAATAATTGCATCCTCAGTTTCTTTTGTAAAATACATTTTTCCTTTTCCTGAACGTTTTCTAACAACTTCGACCGGCTTAATATTGTTAGAACTAACTGAGTCGGTTATATTTATCACCTTAATTTTTTTTATTTTATTTTGTTTTTTAAAAAACTTTTTTGATTTTAAAAAAGACTTGGGTTTACTTATTTTGCGCACTTTTCGCATTTTATTCTTCTTTAGTAGTTTCTTCTTCATAAATTTTAGTCCTTAAATCTTTGATAATTTTCAATATGTCAGAAAATACAAAACCAACTTCATCATCTTTTTCAAATATTTGTTTTTCATCTACAAATTTTAACGCCTGATACGTTTCTTCGATTTGATTTTTATATCCTAAAATCCAAGCTTCGTAAATATCCACTTTAGTTAAATTTATACGAAATAACTTAAATAATATAATATTTCCAATTAAAGAAATTATAAACAATATAAGTAAAATATAATTCATTTAAATTAGTATTTTTCATCGTCTGAATCGTCTTCGACATATTCTTCTAGATAGTCTATCGACTCCAAAACATACTCCCAATCTTTTGTTTTGATTGATTTCTTTAATAATCTTAAAACCTCAGTTATATTTTCATCACCCATAATATAAACTATATATTAAAATCTTTTTCCAAAATCAATTATTTCTAAACAATCTAGAAAAAATATCATGCTTTCTAACGTTTTTATATTTAGCATTAGACGCATTCAGATTTCCCCCTACAATATTATGTAAACTTTTATTGTCAATAATTTTCTCTCCAACTATATTATTTTTTTTTTGTCTTCCAAAAATATAATGTTGTTATACGCCAATAACAAACAAATAGCCAACGGATCAAAAACCGATATCAATATAGAAATAAACCACTTTACTACTCTATCCATCGTTAAATTAAATTCATCTGCCACAAATTTAAAGGTAATTATATCACTTTGTTCTCTTCCCGATAATTTAAACTGATTAATAGTCTCATTTAACTTAAAAATTTCATCGTTTGCATCTTGAATTTTTTTGTTTTCTCCCTCAATACTTTTTTCGTTGCTGGAAATTAACTCCACCGTTTGAGACTGTATCTCCTGTAGCTGAATAGGATTTCTAGCTATAAATATATTCGTCATCGCCTCACTCAATCTACGTTCCTGCGAGATCCGCAAATCTTCAAGACTTTTTATTCTCGATTTCGATTGTGAAATTTTATCAACATATGAGGTTTTCTTAGATTCATATATTTGAATTTTTTCCTCGTTAGCCTTATCTGCCAACGAAGACCGTTGATACGATGCACTTAAATAACCAAATATACCCAATGACGTTATAAACATTAATACAATAACACTCAGTGTTAAATAAAACTTTAAAAGCCGGCGCGTGTCTTGCCAATATCTAAATAAATAAGTCGTCGCTACTAATTTACCTAACTCTAACGAAAATGCCATGATTATAGCCGATTGTTTAGAACCAGAAAATAACATCGCAATTCCAATTATAGAAAAATATGCCGCACACGCAGCAATAAATAATGAAGTAATTCCTACCAAATTTTTAAAATTAAACTTATTCATATTTTATAAATAGTGTAAAAATAAAAAAACCCTCGATTTGATCGAGGGTTAAAGGTCAAATATAACCTTTATTTTTAACTAATATTAACCTTTTTCTTGTTGGAAATATTAGTCGGTTTTAACTTTTTTAACACAATAGTTAATAACCCATTTTCAACTTTCGCATCAACTGTATCAGTATCAATATTTTCACTCAAACTGAAACTACGAACAAAACTACTATGCTTTAATTCACGATACGAATTACATATTACATCATTTGTGTTATTTTTTGAAACTTTATTTCCTGTAATAGTTAACACTCCCGTTTCTATCTCCACATTAATATCAGCTTTAGTCAAACCAGGAATACCAGCCTCTATAATCACCAAATTTTCGTACTCGGTCACATTTATCTTAGGATATGCACCCTTTTCAAAAAAATCTACCCCAAATTCCTTGCCAAAATTCGGAGAAGTAGCTTTATAAAAATCATCAAAGATTTTATCAAAGGGTGTCAAAAATTCATCGCGAGATGTGTAACGAAATAACGGATTGCTTTTTATAATATTCATATTTTATCTTTCTATTTATGTACTCCACATGGATATACATCTGTGCCAACCCAACATAGGTGTTGACATATATACATATACACCAAAATAATATTATATCAAGAATTTTTAACAGAATTCCACGCGTCATATTCAACCCTACACGCCAAATAATCCGCATGGTGAATAATTCTAGGAAGATTGCTTTTTAAATCATGATCATTATTGTAATTCTTTAAATAAGAAGTGTTCGACTCATTATATAAACCATCCGACAACTTTATAGCCAAAGTTTCTCTCCAACTACACTTAATTTGATATTGCTGCAAAATATATAACGCCCTATCCGCAACATCCATATATTGCAAATTTGAATTAAATTTAAATGCCTCACCACGATTTTTAATATACCAATCGTTATCCTGTGGCAAATAATACTCTCCCTGCTGCTTGTCACCCAACTTTCCTAAATCATGATGCAACGCCGAAAACGCCAACTCCTCATCCGTAAAATCTATCGTAGCCCCCATCACTTCCCACAACTTCTTTACCCCCAAAGACGCCCGATATACATTATTAATATGATCCAAATAACCACCAATATATGCATTGTGAAAATGTAACTTTGAAGAAGCCGGCGCGGTAATCAAACGCAATCCAAACTGATCTTCATCGTATAAATATAACAACCTTTCAAGTCTCTCTCCCGAAAATAAAGACTTTATTAAAGATAAAAAATTTTCGTAGTTTGTTTGTAATTCAACCTCAGTATATTCTTTCATCCGCCCATATTAACTCAATTCAATAACTATTCAACTTATTTTAAATACAATAACTTTTTCTTTATAATATACGCCAACTCATTAATTTTAGCAAAATCAACGTCTCCATTCTTTGCCTTCTCAAATGAAATTTTTAAAATTTCTTCTAAAAGATCATCTATACTTTTAACATTGTCATTCATATAAATTAATGAAGATTAATCCAACTTCCACCAGAATAAACCTGAAGAAATCCTGTTGATGAATTGTATATTATACTTCCATTTTTCAAATTAACTAAATTATTAATCTGTGTATTATTATATGATCTTATATAAAAGGCTTCACCTTCTTCTCCACCCGATCTAGCGACATTAGCAGTGTCAGAAACAGAAGAACTCGTCGCGATACCCGCAGATATGGCGACATCCGATGTAAATGCTCTTTCTGACACAGTAGAAATTTCAGCCGATTCCGCATTTAATGCGTGAACGGCTTCTTCGGGTATGACTTTTTTGGACAAATATCCAGAAAACTCATGTATGCTCATGTTTTTGGTCTCAGAGAAACTTCTATCTACCACCACTAATAAGTCCTGAGTATCAAGACTTCCAGACGTCATTGGAGTCAATTCAGTAATTTTTTTATTAGACATATATCAGAAGATAAATAGTCTTTAACCCATCTTTTTCATTTTTTTAATTAAAAATTTAACCAGTTTAGACCTAACAATGTCATCCTCAGTAAATTCAAAAGTATATACTCCGTTTTCTCGACTATCCTCATCCGAAAATAATTCAATCATTTTTTTAAACCCACTCTTGTTTCCAATATCAGATTGATCCGGATCACCTAATATAAATAATTTGCTGAACTCTCCAACTCTGGTTACCAATGTCACCAATTCTTTAGTAGTCATGTTCTGCGACTCATCTGAAATAATAACTTTAGCATTCCAATTCAACCCACGCAAAAATCCTACCGGCACAGAATCAATATGTTCATTCTTTTGCAAAAAATCAATGTCGCTTCTATTTAAAAATTCCTCAAGCTTGTCAATCAATGGTTGCAAATATGGCGCCATTTTTTCGTGACTTTCTCCAGGTAAAAAACCCAACTTGCTATCACTACTCTCCACCGCACTTCTAATATAAAGCAAATCACTAACCTTACGATCATTTAATAACTTTAACGCACTCAATATCGCAAGATATGTTTTGCTCGTGCCAGCCGGACCAGAAACAAAAATTATCTTGCTTTCTTTATTTAACGCCAATTCCAAAAACAATTTCTGCTTGTCAGTTAAAATTTGCTGTTCTTTTATGTTTATTTTTAATGAAATCTTTTTATCCTGATGAACGTGTGAACTACGATCGATAAGTTTATGTTTTTTCATACTTGTTGTTTAACCTTACATTTATTTTTTTAATTTTATTGCATAACTCATAATGCTCATTTTCAATACAATAATCATATATCTCTTTAATATTGCATAAAAAATTCTTACGATCTAACGTAACAATAAAATCGCTATTCTCAAATTTGAAAACTTCAACGACAGATAAACTTTTATCAATCGAATGATTAATCGATTCAATTACGTTCTCCAATAAAACTAAACGATGATTTTTTATGTAGGCTTGAAGCTGCTCGTCATCCGATGGTAAAATCAACGGCGTATATTTAAATTTATTCATAAAATGAATACCAATAATAAATATCTAAAAAAATACGTTAAATGAATTATTGCAAAAAAAAATCCGACCCAAATCAGGCCGGACTCAAAATAAATTTTACTTTGCTTACTTTTTTAAATTATGCCGATCAGAAATCGAAACCTTTGACGTAGGATCCCAATTCAAAGTCAGCCGATTCCAATAATCATACTCGGAAATCGCCAACTCTTTAGTATCATAATCTCGATCAGATACTCGATGACCATCCCTAATAACGCAATACTTCTTAATATTAACGTTGCTCTTATTACCCTGATTTTGTTTTTTATTAGTATTTTTTTTCGTATCACTCATACAACCTCACTCTAACATTAACTTTCTACTTGTCAAATACAATCTTCTCAATCGCCAATAATAACGCTTTTTTATCACCGTCCGATGCAATAATCAATTGCTTGATCTTCTCTAACTTAACCTCATTACCAATCGCATAATCAACGTCTTCCATGTAAATATTATCCATAATTAACCTTTCAATAAAATTTTATCCTTCACATCCCGCCCAAGAAATTCCACAATCTCTTTCTTCGCAGCCGCATTTATGATAAACATATCATTCCACGGATTTCCTGTTTTCAAAATCTGCCAACACCAACAAATACGATTAAACCAACTTAATCGATTACGACTAAATCCAGAATTCCAAACCGTTAAATAATGCTGGTTATACTCACGATCATATTCCAATTCCAATAAATGACCATAACACTCACATTTTATAAACTTATTCATACTTTTTTAATATTTATACCAGAATGAATGAGTATCCTATGAAAAGAAGAATACTTCACATTCTGTTTCATAGTATATGCATACTAAGAATATCCTGCCAACTTATTTTAAATAAAATAAATAAAAAAAATTATTGGCAAAAATTAAAATTCTTTGCCCACGGAATAATAAGATCGTTAAAGTAAAATCTAAACTAATACAGAATATTCTCGGCGTTACTCAAGCACAACCAACGTGAAGGTGATATTCTACTGTGCTCTGGAGATGTCGGGAGTTGAACCCGAGTCCAATAATTATACAAATTACCTGACTACACGTTTATAGTTTTTAATATTTTCGTAAAAACAATTCTAAAACTCAAAAGTTGTTTATCTTAAGATTTATATTTCAACATTAACTTAAATCACTTTTTAATGCCAATCACAATAATGTCATAATTAAAACTATTGTGCATCATCCTAATTATGGGTGACTTATAATTAAGCCACAACAAGAACTTCTTCCTCAACAGGAATGAAGTCATATGCGATTACGTTTTTAGCGTTTATCTTCTTGATAGATTCTTTACGAGGCCAACTATCATCCCCGACGTGCCAAATACTCTCTCTAACTATTGTCGAAACCATTACATCCCCATCAAATTCAAAGAACAGCCTAATCTAAATCTATTTTTTTCCATCTCCCAAAATTTGTGCAACAATCATGTCAGATATAGCTTCACGATCCGCAGCGTCCAACGGAGCCGGTTCAATAGAATTTATATCCACCTTCACAACAACTTCGTAATTATAATTAGTTCCCTCTAACTCAACCGTACCTTTTCTTACTTCATCAGTATTCTCAGTTAAATATTCACGCACACATTCTCTTATAATAGACTTTAATTCAGATATTTTCATTTTCATATTAAATAAATATTTAAAAAAAAAATAAACCGTCGAAAAAATTCAACGGTTTATCTCATTATTTAACTTTCACTTGCTTTTTAGAAACTTACTTTAACACCAGTGGTAAAAGCCAAATTTCCATCAAACCTACGTGCAGCCAAAGCCGTATCAGACGTCACATACCCAATATCAATATATGGCTTCAAATACTTGACTCCGGTATAAGCTAACGTACCACCAGCAGTGTAACTTGTATGCTTGTCATACAAATATGCCTCAACTCTAGGAGTTAACTCAACCTGCCCCAAGGTAAAAGTACGATCAACTCCCAAGGTAGCACCAAACAATTGCGTGTCAAAATCACGCGCCACCCTCACATATGGAGTCGCCAATGTAGTCAATATCGGAAACTTGTTCAAACGAAATCCACCATACGCAGTAAAAGTATCGCTAAACGCACCACCTATCATACGCTTCTCAACACCACCTACCGCAGTAACTTCAATCGCACCGTTTCCAAGCTTACGTGAAACATTCGCATCAAAAACCGCCTGTTCAGCGTTCTCGCCACGAATAAAATACGTAACTCCCAACTGTGGCGTCAAAAAAGAGTTTTCTAACGCAATCGTGGAAGCCACAAACGCACTGTTCTTTTGAAATTGCAAACCAAGATGATTCGCACGCGTCGTATAACCAGAATCAAACGCAACTCTAGGAGTCACTACAAATTCTGGCTTTGCAACCGCACGAGCCGTTAATGGATCCGCAACCACATTACTAGTCGCATTTGCAGACGCAGCTGACAGTTCATTAAAACCTGTCAACATAATCAACATTATTACTATATTTTTTACTGTTTTTATCATATTTTTTTTCCTTTTCATTTAATCGAAACTAAATTACACATTCAATTTCAATCGTGGATAACTATATCCTATATAACAAAAACATCAATTATAATAATATCACAAACTGTAACTCATTAATAACCAATAACTTATAAAAATATAAAATAATCAAAAATCTACCACCACACACCTACAATATATCCCAAATCTATAAAAAATATACCTTTTACACCACCTCTCACAAAAAAATATTTACTCCACCAACTGTCGCTTATTTTATCTCGTAAAATTATAAAATATCTCCAGATTTTATCACAAAATCAAAAATAAAACAAATATCTAACTTAAAATCTCCCCTATAAAAAATTTTCCCCCCGGTTTTTTTCAAAAAATTAACAAATAAACAAAAAACTATATAACAAAATACGCTTTTTATAAAAAAAAAGTCTTATAAAAAATACTCGGTGTGTGTCGGGTGACTCTGGCCCAAAGTTGGGGTTGGGGGACCCCCTATTCAGAAGTAGGGGGGTACCGTCATTTTAGGGGTATTCTTCGGGGCCAGGGGGTGGGGGAGCATATATGTTTGGTAGGCTCCTCGCGGTGGGTATTTGTTGGGTGGGGTGGTCTTAATAGCAATGTTTGGGGGCAAAGAGCGGTGGAGGGGATAATAAACAAGGGTGGTTAGTTATGGTAGGAGGGCATAGGTGTTTGAGTTTGTGGGAGGGTTTTTATATTTTATAATGTGGGGGGTAATAATAATTATCTCAATCAACTGAGTCTAAAGATATGATTAGGATTACCGCGAAGATTATTACGATAATAAAGATCGCTAAGATTTCTTTCACAATTTTTAAATTGATACAGAGTTAATCAATTATTTTATAAACCACTGAAGCTCGGCCTCGGGCTGACTTGGCTTTTACTCGATCGGCGATGACGATGCGACCAGTGGATACGAGTTTTTTAATTTCCATATAGGCGAGTGGTTGGGTCCATTGTGGATTGACCTTGAGCAATTGTTTCATGGTAAATCCGTCGTGTTGAGTGGGTAGGGATAGAGTGGGTCGAATTGTTTTGGGTCGGCCTTTGGATTTCTTGGGAGTTAGAACAACGGCTTTGAATTGTTCTTTAGGAATGACGGGTGTAGATTCTGATTTGACCAACTGATTGAGTTTATTGATTGCGGCGGATTTGTTTCCGAACGACCAGGCATAATGTCCCCATTGAGAAGTTCCGGGATATCGTTCTTCGTCTTCGGCGAGGGTTTGTTTGAAGATTTTGGTACCTGCTTTGAGGGTACGAATGACGATGGTTTCGTAGTCTTTTACTTTACCGTCACAGCAACGTTCATAGACTGCGAATTTTCCATTACGTTGAACTTGGGTATAGGTTAGAGGATTGGCAGAAAATCCACCTTCGCCGCTGACAAACTGTGTTTCGAGTGTTTTCATGTTTCAGACAGTATGGACTTATTTTATAGAAAGTCAACCAATTATTCTTTTAATTTGTTTGTGGAATTTTAACGAACGGTTGAGTAAGTGTGTTTACGATTCAACACCCACCGAATTGCACCAACGGTATGAGTATTCCACTTGTAGCAATGGGCATCCATTTCTAAATTCATGGAAGCTTCCATGGAGAGGCTGTCATAACCCATGGTGAAGTTTTCAACGGCGATCTTTTTAGCCTTGGGGAATTTGATGAGGGCTTTCGTGATTAGTTCGTTGTTCATTGTGAAAATAGAATAACAGTTTATTAAAATAAGTCAAGCCCTATCATTCACACCACAATCAATCAGAAATTGTTTGTTATCAAAATCCACCAATTCGGCGGATAGTGCCTTCATGAACGCCTGTGCACAACTTGACTTTTGTGCCCGAAGTGTGGGTGCAAAGTCGGGCATTTTTCG